GGTATCAACTTATACTGTAGGAGATAGTTTTGAGTGTAATATCCAGCCAGTATCGGTAAATGATGGATTCACTTGAGAGATAGTATACAAGATGAGGAAGTTATATACTGACTATACATCTTTAAAGGTGTGAGATAAATTAGTGATAGATACTATAACATATGTTGTTAAAGAGTTTCAAAGTCGAGATGGTTCGCATAGTAAATATTGTAAGGCTTTTATCCAAAAATCTGAAGGTTCGTAGGCTATATTTAATTATAATTATATTAAAATGAATGAAGTTTGGAAAATAATAGAATGATATAATTAGTTTTATCTGAATGAACATAAGATGACTATAAAATGGACTTGAGATGTAAAGAAAATTGAGGCGTTCCCAGTCAATGTAAATAATGCTATAGAAATGGCATTAACAAATATATGATTGATGGTGCAGAATCAAGCTAAATTAAACTCTCCATTTGATAAAGGTACATTGAGAAGAAGTATATCAACAGACTTTAGTAGAATAAAGCAGTGAATGGCAGTAGTATGAAGTCCAGTTGCTTATGCAAGGCGTAGAGAATTTGAAAACTTTAAGAATCCTGATAGAAAGTTTTACTTAAAGAGAGCATATACAGAGAATAAAATGAAAATACAAGATATAATAAAAAAGGCTTTAGATGTTAAATTGAAATAATGACAACGATACGAAAGGATATAAAATGATATGAATGATTGTATAAAGTATCTAACAATGGAAATATTAAAAGTTTAGATAGAATGGTATGGAATTAAAAAATATTTCAGAAGCTTGTACTTGAGGGCAAAAGACATGCTGATGATATATATGGAAATATTTATAATATAAATTGTTGAAAATGAGTTACTCATTTAAAGAGATATGAGACGCAATAAACGTAGAGATGTTAAAAGTAAAAAATACAGACGCTAAAGTGTGAGCGGTTTATAATCACGATATTAAGGTAGAAGATGGGATAAGTTTGCCTGCGATTATCATTACTCCAAGCAATGGAGATGAAAACTATTTAGATAGTTGTTCATATCAAACAACAATAAACTTTACTGTAAGATTAGTCGATAGAATGCAAGATTGAATTGCAGCAGTAGAAGATAATATGAGGATAGTAGCCGATATGATGTTAAGTAGATTAAAAGATATTGGAACTATTACTTGGACTAATGATAGTGGATATACGGTCAAACTCGAATATACTTATGTGTGGGGTTTTACAGATACACAAGAGCCTATGAGAATATTTGAAGTGGAATGTAAATTTGTAGCTATTGAGAACTAAATTTTATTACTAATATAATCTTAAAATGAGTAAACCTAAAAAGTGTAAAGAAACTATAGATGAAACTATAGTAAACAACAAGAAAGAGTTAAAAAAAGAAAAAGTAATTGTTGAAGAATCAGGATTAAAGAGATATTGATTCCCAAAACAAGGTAAAAGTGTTATGGCTAAATCTTTAAAGGAAGCAGAAAAAAAGATTAAAGCAATGACAGGATTCAAAAACAAAGCAATTTAAACTTTATATTATAAATTACTAGACAAATGACAGACGCTTATATTGCTCGCAAGAGTGCCGTGTGAATCGGTAAAGAAACTGTTGCTTGAACAAGTGTAGCAGCTGATGTACGAGTACCAAAAACATCTTGAGTATTAAATCCTGAATTTGAAGAAGCAGTTGATGATAGTGGATATGGTGTGATAGATGAGGTATATGATACACAGACAACAAAAAACTTTTCAAAGATGACATTATGAGGAATAGCAAGAGACGATTTCTTATGATATTTATTACTATGAGCATTATGAACTTCTACAGAAGTTGCGTGTGTAACATTGCCAGCTCCTTCTTGATGAACACCTGCAAGAAGTGATAGTGTATATGTAACTACAGCAACAACATTAGATAATGCGGCGGCAGTAGATAAGGCAGGTAGTCCAAACAAAGTGGAAATACCTATAACTAATCATATATATCAAGATTGAGATACTGTAACTATAGCAGGAACTACAAACTATAACTGAACATTTGTAGTATCAAATGTAGTAGCATTAACATCTATAGAAATAGAAAGTGCTTATAATGCAGAAACATTCGCAGGTAGTGAAACTATTACTTGAAGTACATTTACAGGAGAAATTAAAAAGATTACTTCGATGTGAGCTACACCAACAACTTACTACTGGATAAGTACTACAACTGGAACATTAGCAGATGCACAAACTTTAACTGATTGAACTTGGACTTCTACAGCAGGAGTTACAGCAACAGCAGCAGCAAAAGGACATTTCTTTGAAAGAGCAAACACAAATGCCCATCAATCATTTACATTATATGATGATGACCCAGTAGCAGCAGTTAAATCTACTTATTCTATGATAAATACTTTTGAATTATCAGCAGAAGTAGGAGATTATGTTAAATTTACAGCAGAGTTCCGAGGTCAAAAAATGGAAGCAGGTGGTTCATTATCTCCAGCTTATAGTGACGAAAATCCTTTCTTGGCTAGTATGGCAAATGTATATTTTGCTACAAATGAAGCAGCATTAAATGCAGCAACAGCAAGTTGTATGCAGAACTTCAAACTAAATATTAATAAAAATCTTACAGATATACAATGTTTTGGTTCTCAAGATATTGATAGTTTACATAATCAACAGTTCACAACAGAATGAGATTTTGAAGCACTATATACAGATGAGGTATTAAGAAATTATGTAATTGATAGTGATAAAAAGGCTTGTAGGTTTGAGATTATAAATGATGAAGCTACAGCATTAGTTGCATTACAAATATTCCCATCAATATTATGTGACTTCTCTAAAGTATGATTTAAAGAGTGGACTAAAACAGATTCTAATAACGATATAGTTAAACAAACACTTTGATATAGCGGACAATATGACAATGCTACATCTATGCAGGTTGAAATACTATTAATAAATGACAATAATACTTGATATTAATTAAAAAACTTTTTTAAACTTTAAAATATTATAATTATGTTAATAAAAAACACATCAGCTAGTTCTAAAACATGAGTAGAATTAGATAACACAACAGGTTCAGTTACTGTATTAGCTTGACAAATAGTATCTGTATCAGACGATAAAGGTAGAGCTATAATCAATCAAGATAGCGACTTTGAAGAAATCTTTTACTCATCAGAAACTAGAGAAGTAGAAGTAACATTAACAACAACACAAATTCTAGCTTTGAATACAACACCTATCCAATTAATAACAGCTCCTTGAGCAGGTTATGCAATTGCAGTAGATAAAGTATATTCATCTTTAGATTACAATAGTGCGGCTTATGCAACTAATACTGACCTAGAAATTAGATATGATTGAAGTGCGGTAGCAGATGGAACAGGTTCAGAAGTAACAATGGATACGTTAGATGCTATCTTATTGCTTACAGCAGACGCAGTTTATGTAACACCTGGATTATGAGCAGGATTAGATACGGCTATCACAATCAATAAATGAGTAACAGCTATTATGAATACATGAGACCCAATAACTTGAAATAGTCCATTAACTCTTAAAGTAATATACAGAATTATAAAAATATAAACACAAATGGGCTACTTAGGTTTTCTGCTCTTGTTCTCCTTTGTAGCCCTTAATACATAAACAAGAGCCATATATTTTATAAATTAACAAGAGATTTAAAATGAAAATTATGATTAAAGATGTAGAAAAGACTATTGAATTTAAAAAAGTTTATTCAAGATGAATAGATAGAGAGTTCAATGCAATCTTATTTAAAGATGTAGATACGAAAGCAAACTCTAAATGAGAAATGGATTTTAAAATAAATCCATTAAATATGCAACTGGCAAATGATTATTTAGTAAAAGCTATGACACAATTAACTGATGAACAAATTGATGAATTAGCTATTGCAGATTACAACGCTATCCTTGAAAAAGTACAAGAGCTAAAAACTCCCAGTAGCAAGTAATGATGTACTTAATAAATTTATTAAGACATTGAGAACTGGTAGTTGAGTGTCAAAAGAACACAGAGATTATGTCTTAATAAAAGATTTATATCATTGCAGCCCTACAGAGTTAGATAATCAAGATGATAATATATTAAATTTGCATTATGATATGATGATGCAGGAAAGACAACATGAACATATCGAACACGAGAGAGAAAAACAAAGAGCAGGTTCAAATAAAACTTCATCTCGTAAAAAACCATAATTAATGGCAGGTAGTACAGATTATAATGTAGAATTGGTCTTAACAGCCCAAAACAAAATGAGTGGAGAGCTTAAAAAGGTTTCTGCTGATTTAGTGAATATGAAAAAACAATCTGCAACATCTGCAACTGCTATGAAAAGTAGTTTTTGAGCAATAGCAAAAGCCGCTGCTTGAATATGAATAGCTATGGTTATGAAAAAGTTTATTGGTTCAACTATAGAATTGGCTTGAAATCTAGAACAAGCTAGAGTTGCGTTTACGACTATGTTATGAAGTTGAGAAGCAGCAGAAGATATGTTAAAAAGATTAACAGAGTTTGCTAAAAGAACACCTTTTGAATTAACAGGTATTAGACAGACAGCAAAACAATTACTTGCTATGGGAACTGCGTCAGAAGATATGATACCAACTATGAAAATGTTGTGAGATGTATCCTCTTGATTAAGTGTCCCTATTGATAGACTTGCACTGGCTTTTGGTAAAGTACAGATTGCAGGTAAAATGAGTTGATTAGAATTAAGGCAATTTACTATTGCTTGAGTTCCTATGATTTCTGAATTGGCTAAAAATCTATGAGTAACTAAATGAGAGATTAGTAAAATGGTTGCAGCAGGTAAGATATGATTTTCTGATGTGCAATGAGCATTCAAAACGATGACACAGGAGGGTGGTAAGTTTGCAAATCTTATGGAAATGCAATCAAATACATTTCAAGGTGCAGTATCAAATATGCAGGATAGTATTGATTCTATGAAAGAAACTTTGGGTACTGCTTTTATACCAATATTAACACAAGCAGTTCAATGAATGACTCCGATAATAGAAATGATAGGAGAATGGGCAAGAGCAAATCCTTGATTAGCCGCTACATTATTTTGAGTAGTTGCTGTAGTTACATTATTATGAGTGGCAATAGCGGTTTTATGATGACCAATGACCGCTATAATAGGTTGAGTAGCATTATTATCTGCTTGATTAATGTTATTAGCATCTTGGTTTAACAAAATGAAATCTGAAAGTGAAAAATTAGCAGAAGTAACAAATGAAGTACAAAAAAGATATACCGATTTAAATGATGAGATAAATAAAAATAATACATCTATAAAATGAAATTTTGATGCAATTAAAAAACTAACAGAGGAGAAAAATTTATGAATATTAACAGAGGACGAATATAATAAGGCTGTTGGTAAAGTAACAGATGGGATAATAGTACAAACAAATGCTTTTGTTATGAACACAAAAGAAGCTATTAGAAATAGAATAGAAAAACTTAAATCACTTCAAGCTGAATATGACGCTCTAAGCAAGGTAGATGAAAAGACGAGAGAATTATGAGGAACAACGCAATGAGCATGACAAAATATGAATGTAGCCTTTGCTATTGTGCAAGACCAAATACTAAAAACGTGAGCAGAAATATGATGATTGGATATGAGTATTCAAGAAGCAGAAGCTACATTAGAAACGCTAGGTCAATGAGCATTTGATGCTTATAAAACAATGCAAGAAGAATCTGAAACAGCAATAGAAGACGCAGAAAAATTAAAAGAGGCTGTTGGTAAAACAAATGAAGAACTAAAAAAAAGTAAAGAATATGATTTAGATAAAATAAATGAAGCTTTTGAAACATCATACGATACAGTTAAGGATTTGATAGGCGAGATATGAAACCTGAAAGCACAACTAAATAAATTAGGGGAATGAGAAGCGAAAGACGTTGCTACAAGATTCTTAGAAATCCAAGATGCTATAGCGAAGATAAAAGAGTGAGGTGTAACATCAGAAGAACAACCTGAATTGAGTGCATTACAAGCGGAGAAATGACAAGCATTTAATTGAATATGAGAAGAGGAATCAGCTTTACTACAAGCCCAAATAGATAAACAAAGAGAATATAACGAATTAACTGGTATAGAGAAGATAAGAGAAGATTACGCAGTAAAGGCAGAGAAGATACAAGAGGAATTAGATTTAAAAACTGCGGCATTGGTGGTAGAGCAAGAAAAGTTTATGGCTTTATATGCTAAAAAAGCTGATTTTGAAAAGAAATGGATGGCAGTATTAGCATTCGACCATGTACAACAAGTCGCTATGTATGACGCTTTAATAGCAAAAGCACACGCATTAGCAGCAGCAAGAAGAAGTGCAAATTGAAGTTCATGAGCTAGAGCTATGTGATGACCTGTAGCTAGTGGCAGAGAATATTTAGTATGAGAAAACGGACCTGAAATGTTTGTGCCTAGTTCCCATTGAAAGATAGTTCCAAATAACGAGATAACAAATAACCAATGAATAGAGATTAATTTATGATGAGTAACAGTAGCAAACGAAACAGATATAGATGTGCTTACTTCCGAATTAGCTAGAAAAATACAATTACAAAGAGAGCAAGGTATCTCTTAATTTTATATTAATTAAAAATAATGTTAAACTCAAACTTATTGAATGCAGTATTATTATGATGATGAGCAGCACCTGTAGGAGCAGCAACGCAGGATAATTTTATCTTTAATTGATATTCTTTAAATGATTGAACTACAAAAAGAGTAACTGGTAGTAATCACGATGATTTATGAACAATAGATTTTAAAACATTTAATGCACCTAGAGTTGATTGATGATGAGTATTAGGTCGTTATTACAGGAAGAAAGTTATAAGATTAGATATAGCTTTAACTTCTACTACTGCCACTTGATTAAATACATTAATAGATAGCTTCAAAGAAAACACTAGAGAGACAGAATGATATTTAGAAATAACTATTAATAGTGAAATAAGGAGAGTGAAAGCCAGTATAACAAGTCTTAAATTCAATAGAAAGTATTATAATATATCATTTGTTCAAAATGTGCAGATGACATTTACAACTATGGAACCTCATTTCTATGCTAAGACAGAA